GAGGAAACGCTCGTGATCGCCGTTGAGCAGCGCGCCGGTGGTGACCATCTCGGTGTAGAGCAGGGCGTTTTTCGACAGGATGCGTAGGAAGTACCGGCAGTGGCGGTCAGTCCAATCCATCATGGGCGCAACGGAGAACCTTCTAGACAGCGTAGAGCCGGTGTTTGTTGGGTATGTAGCTGAATTCTGTACCATTTTGCTCTACGTGTTCTAAGCCGGTTTCAGGGGGTAAATAGGCGTTTTCTGAGGTCGGTTGGTACAATGTACCAACCACCTTTCAAATTGTACCAGTTGACTATGGCCACGATCAGAGCACGGAAACGCACCGACGGCAGCACCAGTTACACGGCACAGATACGCCTGTTTCGCGATGGGGCGCAAGTTTACCAAGAGAGCCAGACCTTCGCCCGAAAACAGGCCGCACAGGCTTGGGTACGTAAACGAGAAACCGAACTGGATGAACCAGGTGCGATCGAACGGGCGAACCGACCAGGTGCGACGATTAAGGAAATGATCGACCGGTACTTAGCCGAGATGACCAAGGCGCGCCCTCTCGGGAAGACGAAGCTCGGCACGTTGAAGGCGATCAGCGAATGCTACCTGGGGAAGTTGAACGACAGAGATGTAAGCAGCCAGCATCTGGTCGAATACGCGTTATGGCGCATGGGCAAGGAGGGCGGGGGCGTTCAGCCTCAAACCGCCGGCAACGATCTCGCACACCTGGGCGCGGTTCTCTCGATAGCTCGGCCCGCTTGGGGGTATGAGGTGGATCCGCACGCAATGGCGGACGCCCGCCGAGTGTTGAAAAAGCTCGGTTTCAACATGAAAAGTCGCGAGCGCGATCGCCGGCCCACCTTGGAAGAACTCGACAAACTGCTGACGCACTTTCGGAGTATTCAAAGCCGTCGTCCGACTTCTATCAACATGCTAAAGCTGACTGGATTCGCGTTGTTTTCCACGCGTAGGCAAGAAGAGATTACCCGGATCCGGTGGGATGACTTGGATGAAGCAGGCCATCGGGTTCTGGTTCGTGACATGAAGAACCCTGGGCAAAAAATCGGTAACGACGTCTGGTGTCATTTGCCGCCAGAAGCATGGGAGATCCTTCAGACCATGCCTAAAGTGTTGCCTGAGATCTTTCCTTACAGCGCTGAATCCGTGTCGACGTCCTGGACAAGGGCCTGCAAAATCCTGGGCATTGAAGATCTGCACTTTCACGATCTGCGCCACGAAGGCGTCAGTCGTCTTTTTGAAATGGATTGGGATATTCCGCGAGTGGCGAGCGTGTCGGGCCATCGAGACTGGAACTCAATGCGCCGTTATACCCACTTGCGCGGACGAGGGGATGTATATGCAACTTGGGAATGGTTCGAGCGCATCCTGCAGGCGCCCGTAAAACTGGGCGCCAAGACGTTGAGGTGAATTAGCTGCTGCGCGGCGCGCTATTCAGTTGATTACTTTCTTTGACTGCTGCAGCGCGCTGTTCATCCAGGTAGGCCGACAGGTCTGCAATATGAACACCTTTCGCACTTTTCTGGCTCGGCTCCATGCGGGTAATCGGGAGCTTTATCTGGCCAGCACCAACTTTGCGTTGAAACATATCCGTTGTTAGGTGCGTGAAATAATCCTGGCACACTCGATCCAGGGGAATTACCACTTGGCCATTGTATTGGGCCATCAGTACAAACAGCGTTTTCATAGTGCGATTCCTTCGAGTGAGTAAGTTCGATCAGTTGGGGGGCGGTCGGTTGTTGACTTGCCTGCCAGTAGTTGAGTGACGACAGCGAACTCTGCCGCATCGATGTCCCCCAGCTCCTTAGCGAAATTGGTAAGGCATTCAAGCCGGATCCGCGCTGCTTCAGTTTTCCGTACGCGATAATCAAACAGCGCTGTACCTACGATTCTGATAGCCATCAGATGCCGTGCATGCGGGTCACTGTTGTTGAGTGTGTTAGCCTTTAAATCACTGCTGCTTTGGTGCCTTGCTTCCATGGTGTTGCCCTCAGTGGTGGTTGATGTCGGGGAGCTGCAACTCCTCGACATCGCTTCTATTCCGTCAGTCCCGACGGGCCAGGTGAATAACCAGGTCAGCGTAATTCGGGTCTTCCTCGGTACAGGATTGCCATTCCAGTACGCTCAAAATCTGCTGTGGGCTGCATGAGTCCACCAGGATTTCGCGCTGGCCACCTGCAGCACGAACTTCAAGAATCTGCAACAGCCCGTCCTCGCCATAAGCCCCGGCTTGAATCACCGGCTGGCTTTTCCCCAACGCATTCAGGCGATCGATGATCTCCTGCAGCTTGTTCGTGTTGCCGTCGCCGGCATTACCCATAAAGACTTGGATTTGCATCGGTGTAGCCTCCTTTTCACGCTTTGAAGATCCAGCACTTGACCGTTGTGGGACGGCCGGGCGCCAAAGGTGTTCTGCTGTTCATCGCTGCGCGGACTGCGCTGTGTACGGCTTTATTTGCTTCCAGAAACTTGTGCGAGCGTGACTCTTTCAGCAGGTCGCGCAGGGTGGCCACGTCGGCCAGCTTCTGTTTGTGTTCGGCGGCTCGTTCGCTGAATTCGTTGAGGTTGATCGCGATGACGCTCGGGTCGCTGCTGTGATCGACCATGGGGTCATCATTAAGCGATTCGAGGTAGTCGTAGACTTCCCAGAATTCGGCCACGGCCGGGTGGTCGGAGCTGATTGAGGCTTGACGCTCGATCGCCATTCGGACGATCTGCCGCTGGGTTGCGGCTACCTGAGGCTCGTCCAGTTTCAGAACCAGGCGCAGGGCATCGAGTAGCGAAAGCAACTGCGCGTGGTTCTTGCTGATCCGCTCCACACGGATGTATCCGCGCAGGTCGGATCCGCAGCTGCGGCAGTTACCTTGTTCGCTTGGGAACTCGGTTCCGCAGTCGAAGCAGTGGGTGTGCAGCCGGCGCAGCTTGGCTTCGTGTTCGGGCATGCGCTGGGCGAAAAGCTCGAGGACGGCCGACTCTTTACTGACGGCCCGAATCAGGAAGTGGCTGAGCGTGCCGCCGTCCAGGGCGTTCAGTTTGTCCGCTGCAGCGCGGCTTTGCGGCGTCACTGTCGGCCGGATGAAGTGCAGCTTCACGATCCGGGTCATGATCGCTTCATGGGCAACCACGGCCGCGTTCTGGCTGATGGCGATCGTGCCGCGAAACGGTGGTTCGTAGGTTTCGTTGCCGGCAGTCTTCACACCTTTGGTGGCCAACGTGCCGCCACCAAAAAAGTCTTTCAGCTCGTCCCATTCGAAAGTCTTGGCGTGAGATCGATCGTCACCGTGGCGATCCGCCTCAAGAAACACCACAGGCATTCCGGATACCTGCCCCATCAACCGCGAACGACCGGCTTTCGTCGACTTCATCGGGTCGAAGCCTTCATAGCCTTCACGGCCGAGCAGTTTCCACAGCAGGTTGAGCAGGGTGGTCTTGCCGGCGCCGGCCTCGCCGGTGGCTTCCAGAAAGGGAAAAGACTGGTAGCGTGCGCGGATCTGCTCGCAGAACAACGAGCCGAAAAAGAACACCAGTGCCACCAGGCCTTGGGCACCGAAGCAGGTCCACAGCAACGGTAGCCAGGCTTCGTTGAAGTCCTTGCCATCGCGCTGCAGCTTGATCGGCACGCCTTTTTGCAGGGTTTTCAGCCGCAGCTTGCCGAACTCGAAATAGTCCTCGCTGTTGACCTTGTAGGTCGTACCTTCCTTGATCGCCAAGTCGCCATAGACGTAGCAGCCGTATTCCTTGCTGTAGCCCACATAGTCGATCGTCGACACGGTTTTGATGCCGAACAGTTGGTCCTTCATCAGCTTGTCCAGCTGCTGGCCGCTGCCGGTGTACATGGCACCGGCGGCCATGCCGAGCAGGCGTTTTTTGAATTCGCTGGCGGCTGATAGCTGACCGCTGGTGAAGGTGTTCTTCACGCTTTCTGAGTCGTGAGGGAAGTCCACACGCACGTAGTACCAGGATTCATCGGTAACTTCGTTGCGTTGAAAGTACAGCGCCTGTGGGTAGCAGTTGGCGATCTCGACGACGCTGCCGGACTGCTGTAAAGCTTTCTCGCGCTGTTGGGATTGGTTGAGCAGTTGGTCGTCGTGGTTTTCGCTGTCCTCGATGTCCTGCATCGCCCGATTGAATTTCTCCATGTCCAACTTGAACCAGTACAGGCGGCTACCGAAGCCCAGGTGGAATTCACCGCGCTTGTTCCAGTCGTACATGAGCAGCGCTTTTTCGGCGGCGCTCTCGGCCAGCAGCAGCGCGCCCAGGTGACGCGCCTGTTTCAGATCTGCCGCGATCTGGTCGGCGCGTTGGCCCTCGTCTTCGATGAAATTCCAACGTTGATGCAGGTCGTTCCAGTCGGTCTTGCGGCCATCACGCAGGGGGATCTGCGCCGCCTCGCAGACGAACCCCAAAGCGCGCGCCTGCTTCGCCCAACGTTTGGTGTAAGCATGGGCGCCTGACTCGTTGTCAAGTGCCCAGACTAGCTTGGGCAACTTGCCGTCGCGGTCACGTGCAAGGGCTCGCAGCGACTCTTCAGGGAAGGCATTCGAGGACATAGCCGATACCGCGACGATGTCGTTGTGCACCAAGGCGATGGCGTCAAAGATGCCTTCAACAATCCAGACTTCCTTCGCTTCCAGCAGATCCACGCAGGGCGGGCACCACCAGACGCCTCGATAGCTGTCCTTCGATTTGAAGCGCGCTTTCATCTTGCCGAAGCGGTGCGGACGGTCGATCAGGCGTTCCCACCAGCCGCCTTTGTCCAACGCGAAGCGTACCGTGGCGCTGCCGGCGTTGTGGTCAGGGGAGTAAAAGCTTTCCTGGGTGAACCAGCCCTGGATCAGCTCGATGCGAAAGCCCCGAGCGAACTCCAGGTACGCACGGGCGGTCGCGTTGGGGTGTTGGTCGCTGGACGGCGCACGCTTGCTCCAGTCTTCGAAAAGGTCTTCGTACAACTCCTTCACATGCAGGGTATGAGCGCATTTTTCAGGTCTGCCGCAGATCACCAACCACGGAGCGTCAAAACGGGTGTACAGCGTTTTCTGACGGCACTTCGGGCAGGTGCCGCCGCGCATGTAGTCGGTGTTTGCCCGGTGCTTGAGGCCGTAATCGCTTGTCAGGCGCTCGATCACGTCGCTACGCAGTTTCTCTTTCATTGTTACTTCACTTTCTTAAGGCAGAGGGAGAGGGCGCCGATCAGGTGTTTCTGGGCGGCCATCACAGGGCAATTAGCGAGGATCGATCCGTGACGTAGGCCTTCGGGAATGAATCGATATTGGTCTGCGTACCAAAGGTCATTGAGGCTGAGACGGTACTGTTCGCGCAGGTTGGCCAAGAGCGCCTGAGCCTGTTCCGGCGGCAGCTTTGCGTGGATGTTCAGGGCGTTTTCCATCGTCAAACCTCAATTTCGGGCGCAGCTCACCCAAACCCACGGGAATGGGGGATCGGGAGGATTTTTTGGTTGGATGTTACGGAGTGGTGATGCGGAAACGCCCGTTGTCCGGTGCGTTCAGAATTCGCTCATAGATCAGGCTGACGGGGATGGCCCACACCTTACCGGTGCCTGTGTCCGTGATAACGGTGTGTGTAGGCGTGCTAGTCAGAACATCCAGACGCTGCCGATCGCTCATTGCTGACAGATCGCTATAGGCCAGATGAACGATCTTCTCGGCAGTCGGTGTCAGTACGTCGAAGTCTGCGACCAGATGCTGGACTGCCCGCTTCATCAATTGCAGATCGTCGCTCAGGTGTTCGCACTGATGCCGTTCAAGAAAAAGCAGCGCGGTAGCTTTGAGCATGTCCTGATGATTCTGTACTGCGTTCATGTTGCTCATTGGGCTTTCCCTTCGCGGTAGAGGGCGATCGCCGCCAATACTTCGGCGTGACGCGCAGCCAGATGCAGGTTGTTGGCATCCAGAATCAATTCGGCTTCCTCCTCGCTGATTGATCCATCCTCAAGTGCCTGAGCGATGGCCTGGTCAACGCAACCCCGCTTAGCTGCAACATGCAGGGAGCGGGCATAGAGTTCGACGTTATCCAGCGTTTCCGGATTGGCTACTGGGATGAAACGCCCGCCGTACATTGAAGCGACGTAGTTCGCCAGGTGGTAGGTGCCGTTTTCCTGCTCGAGCATGAAGATTTGCGCGTCACTGAGTGGCGAGCAGCCGGCATTTTCGTAGGCATGGTTGTCAAACTTTTTGAGCTTTAGGCCCAGACGGTTTGCTGCGGCTTCGCGCCCCCCGACATAGCTTCGAATGATCTCGCTGGTAACTTCCCTGCGGGTATCTAGGATCAAACTTTTCATCTTCTACTTTTCCCTGTTTGCCCGTGGCACTACTGTTCAATTTCGCCGTCTTTGATCCCGAGTAGCACGGCGGCGCGATGTGCCTCCCCACGGCGACCTTTTTTACGACCGTTTAAAAGGTCGCTGACCAAAGTTTTGTTCAGTGAGTGTTTCCTGCAGAACTCCGCAATGCTTATCCCTCTACGATCAAGCGCCTCACGGGCTTGCTCAGGCGTAATACTGGCGGGCATAGTGTTCGCTCGTGTTGTTTCGTGTCGTTTCGTGTTCATGCACGACGATTATGATCGTTTATTTGGTCTTGTAAAGGGTTCGAAGATTGAAAAATTGTTCTTCCGAGGAAGAAATGAACAACAGTGCGGGCGAGCGCTTGCGCGAAGAGCGAACCCGGCTTGGTCTGAAACAGGAAGATTTGGCCGTCTCCGGCGGTGTTAACCGTAATACCCAAGGTAGCTACGAAAGAGGAGCGAGGAACCCCGATACCGCGTACCTTGCAGCCGTTGCAGCCCTTGGTATTGACGTTCTGTACGTTATCTTGGGTATTCGCTCCCCTGAGCCGCTGGCCGACCTTAGCGCTGAGGACGAACAGTTGCTGAGACGCTATCGCAGCATCCCCGCAGATGACCAAAAAGCTGTGCGTCGCTTTGTTAAAGCTATGGCGGACGATGCGGCGCGTGGTCAGGACTGAGTTGTAACGGAATATGTATTTGTAACGATCCAGTACGAATGCGGATGGGCGCCCCAAAAAAGACGATTCAGCAATGCACTTTATGGAGTAGTAAGCATGTTGGATCGCATCAAAGAAGAACCTGCCCGCGTTGTCTCTCACGGGTTTAACTGGGTCGGCATGACCAGTACGGAACGTCACCTCATCAGCCTCTATCGTCTGTTGAGTGAACAGGAGCGAAAGCAGCTCCGCAGACTTTTCGAGGTTCTCGCAGCAAATCCGGAAGACTCAGACGGCGTTGATTACCCGGACGTTTAATTTCCCGTTGTCCTAAATGATCGCCGATCATGTGTCGGCGGTTTGTGGCTACGCCACCGCCTGCGATCCCAACTGCTCGAAAAGCTCGCGCTGTTTCGCCTTGGGCAACTCGCGAAACCGATCCATCAACATGCGTTCGAAGGTCTGCGATGAAGGGCTGAGCGTGTGTGAAAACGTCAGGTTCGACACCCACGTATGCCCGCACCTGGCGTCCAGGCATTGGCAATACAGCTTCACGAACTCCGTCGTTACCTCTTCCCGTGAAGCAATCCGGCCTTTGTGGCCGCACTTGCATACAACTCTCATAGTGTCCCTCCCCAGGGGCAGCTGATCGCCACCATGTTGCCATAATTTGTAGTGGCATTCGCTTCGAAAGGTGTTTCATGCAGTTATATCCGCTGCATCTGGCGCAGGTTTCCAGCTAAAGCGCCTGTCTTCGCGTAACCGGTCATTAAGCTGATTGAACAGCTGGCAAATCGGGCGGATCTCGTTGCTGGTGTACACGCGATCGATCTTTTCAATGTCGCCAAACCCGCCGGTGTTCTCCGGGATGATGCCGGCCAGCGCGGGGTTCATCCGCCAAGCCGCGATGACATCGTTTCGGGTGATGTTCTTCACTTTCTCCAGCTCGTCTTTCGCCTGGAAGTCACCCACGGGGATGATCTGAATCGCGTTCTCTTTGCCGTTGGGGATGTTGACGAACATTGAGCGGAAGTTGCCCACACCCTTGCTGGCGCTGATTTGGGCGCGCAGCTCGTCTTCGTCCTCTTCGGTCAGGTCGGGATCGTTGGTGTAGAAGATGTAGCCGGCGTGCGCGCCGTTGCTGTAGTAGCGCCGGCGGAAGAGGGTCGCAGCCTCATTCAGCAGCAACGCCTGCAGGCCGCCCAGGTAGTCCGGAATCCCGTAAATGTTCTGTTCCACGTCGTAGTCCAGGACGTGGGAGATTTCGTGCGCCTCAAA